GATTTTTTTAATAAAAAACTCATACCGCCAGTGCAGCCTTGATTAAGTTTAGGTCAGCCTGCCGGAGTCTCAAACAACTGTCGGGATATTCTGTAGTTGTGGCTTGGGGGGCCCAAAGTGCCATGCACACTGCTCACTGATGTTCACCGCGTGCACGGCACTCTGAGCCCAAGAGCTTTTTTGGCAGGTTTCAGTGTGGCGCTTGGCGGTTTTATACTTGCGGTATTGGCGCTTTCGGTTTCACATCAACTCCCTTCGCTCTCCCCAGCTCCTTATCAATCTTCTCGATAAGATCATCATTCGGCAACGCAATGCGTGCCAGCTGCTTGTTCAGCTCTGTCTGCAGCGTCGCTGAGTTGATCAGAGCCGCCGCTTCCCTTGCCGCTTTGATGAAGTTCAGGTCAGCCTGCTTGTCGCGCAGCTCAAAGTGCGTCGGGTAATTCACTTCAAAGCCTGTTTTTGCTCCATCAATCGCCTCCCATGCGCAGAAGTGGTCAAAGATTCTGTACTCGGTCAGTTGCAGCTGGGCCGCCTTGTCGGCAAGCAGCGTGTTCAGTATCTGAAACTCGGTCTCAATTGCCACCGCTGATATGGTCTGCTTCCGATAGGTTCGCACTGGCGTAAGGTGAGCCATGCGGTTCACCATCTCGGTTTTCTTGTCGATCGTATTGAGCAGGCCGGTAAGCGCGCTTGCATCGGCCTGCAGGAGATAGGGGAGCTTGCCCGCTGGTGTGTCTGGATCCATGATAATGACACCGCCGGCACCGCTTGAAGCCTGGTCATTGATGTTCTTGACGAGCGTTTTGTGGTTTGCGCCCCTGATCATCTGGCTCAGCTCGGAGAGGTCGTTGTAGATGCTGATCTGCAACCCGGCAATATCCTGCAGGTCAGACGTTGAGAGACCTCTCGTGAGTGACTTTTTGTTGTAGTGCGGCGTTGCCGGAATGCGTCCGATCGGGTTCTTGATTGTTGTTGTTTGCGTCTCTTTACCGATTGTCGTACTGGTCACCACCGACTCTTTCGACCACTGGCGCATAATCTTCACGTCGCCCTCTCTGGTCGTGTATTGCTCCTGCACCTCGAACCAGGTCAGCTCATATTCGCCAGTCGGTTTCGGCGTAAACTCAAAATCTGTCACATCGAGCGGCGTGTAAAAGCGCAGGTATGGCCTTATGCCGCCATTGATCTCATCAGCCTTCGTATATGCCGTCGAACTCGGCTTGTCCAGAATAACCCACACCAGGCCATAGACCGATCCCCATATCATCACCTGTTTCATGAACTCATTGAACGGCGTTCCCTCACGGTCAGCGTCCTTCAGCAAAGCGTTCAGCGGCACATTGTTGTTCAGCGTCCCCAGATTACGCTTCGGCGGGTCGCGCCAGATGAAGCCGCTATAGGTCGACACAACCCCTTCGCAGTGGTTCTCCAGCGGTGTCTGCTTCACCCGCTCCTGCAGCTGCGCTGAAGTCTCGTTGATATACTGGTAGAGATAGTTCATCTCTTTCCAGGCCCGTCCACCCTTATAGGACGCCTCAAACATCTTCCAGTCATCCGAGTTCGCCGTATATACAGAGTTCGACATTACACCCTCCAGTGCTCAGGTTGTTTATAATTCCGGTCCGGCATCCTTACAGGGAAGAGCTTCTCGATCGCATACCCGGCTGCATCGCTTGCATGCGTCAAGGCATCATTGCTCTTGTCAATCTCGCCGCATTTCCAGCTCACCAGCTCAAAGTCTTTCAGGAGGCGCGGGCACTTCTTGCTGACGCGCAGCTTGCCTTCGCGCATCAGCTTGTTTACCGCGTTCACGCGAGAGCGCACCGGCGGGTGCACTGGTCGCGCCTCCACCGTAAAGCCTTTGTCACGCAGTATGGTAAAGTCTGTCGCATCCGAAGAGCTTTTGCGTGCACGCCCCGCAGGGTCGGGGAATACCGTAATGCCAGGGTAACGTTCATGCAGCCTGTCGGCCAGCTCGTAGGTTGTCGAGTTGTCCAGGTGGATCTCATCGAGAAACCACACAATCCCGTCCGGGGAAACAGCAAATATTTCCGCTGTCATGTTGTCGACGTTGAAATCAATGCCAGCCCGCAGCATTGCGCTCATGGGACCTTCAGCAACCATGCTCCGCTCAAAATATTTGTAGACCCGGCCAGCCGTGAGGTTCACAAACTGCCCGTTCATATAGGCTGCCCGCTGGTTTTCGTCGAAGGCTTTCTCCAGCATCTTCACAAACTGCTGAGGCAGGTAGGTATTGTCAGACGTTTTAGCCACAACCGTTCCCAGATCGTACCGGTCGTCCAGATTCTGTGCCAGCTCGTAACCCCAGTTGAGCTGTTCCGGTGTACCGGTGAGAAAGAGTTCCCGGTGCACCGCCTCCGGGTGCCGCAATCGGGAGAGCACCACATTGAGAATTTCAGCGTTCATGATGAAAGGCTCATCAATTCCCGCAGTAGCAAGGTTCGGCCCTTTCAGCGATTCCGGTTCATCACCGCTTGCAATCCAGATGCGGGAATCCCAGCCTGGCATAAAAAACTCATGGTTGGTCTTGTTGTACTCATACTCAACTTCAGCCCGGTCAAGCAGCTCGGTAATGGAGATAATGACGGTCTTTCGAGCCTGTTTGTAGGTCGGCGATACGTAGAGGTGCGGTATGGGAGCGTTCAGATGGGCGCACCAGATCGAGCGCATTGCACCGATGCGGGTTTTGCCGCACCCGTAACCTCCCACAAGCAGCTTTACAAAGTTCGGCAGCTCCCAGAAGGCGCGCTGGTGTGGCAGCATCCGCGTTTTATTGATGCTGAAGAGTGTCATTTTCTTTCTTCACGCTGCAGGTCACTCCGGTAGTAGCCTCCTTCCATCAGGGTTGCTACTCCGGGAATCGCGGTACCGGTCGAATCCTTCACCCAGACCTTAACGCCAGGCACGCTTTCACGCAGCTGCACCATCTTTGTTGTAGCTCTGCTGAGATAGACAACCCTGCTTCCGCAGCCCCAGAGGTTAAGGCTGCAGGCCAGAATGAGCAGCATCGCTCCACCCGTCAGCTTTCGCATCGTTAATAAACGCATCATCATCCTTGTCTGGTTTAGCCGCCACGATCTGCTGCGGCTCCATCGCCGCACGCCACGCATTGCTAAGGCCGGAGAGTATCCCCGGCCTCGAGAGCGCCCTCACTATGCCGAGGGCAATCATTTCAGTCAGCTTTTCAATAAAAGTGTTCACTTTGCCAGCGACAGCGCCTTCAGTACATTGATCACCCTCGAAAGAATAACGTCATCGCTTTCCGAGGGTGTCATCTTCACAATCAGCGAAGCCACCGTAACCACACCACCGATCACCGCCGTGATGTTCACCCAATTCGCCTGCATCCATTCCATACGTGTCTCCTTGTTTATTGTTCTTTGTTCATCTTTTCATCATCTATAGCACCCGCGAAATAGTTGAATATTCGTCTTTCCCTACGGTAGATTTCACTGATTACCCGGTCACCAAGCGCGCCCGAGATATAGCCCACAATAAAGGAGAGGTCTCGAGGGAAATCCATGTATTTGCAAAGCAGATAAGCAGGGCAGATAGCCAGCAGCGCCACCGTGAATCGTATCACCAGATCACGCCTGCTTTTTATCCTGTTCTGAAACAGCCCATGAAAAATATTGGTCAAAGCCCCCAGGAGCCCACTCACCATCAGCCCCAGCATATCCTCATTTTTCATCGCATTCTCCTCTCTTCTTGTTCATTGCCAACTATCTATCAGAAACTCCTCACCGCCCTTACCACTGGATAGTCACTGCTTTTCACATCCTGATAAGCGGCCCCGTCATAGAATGAGTAAATGGAGACATCGCTAGCATCCGCTTCCGTTGAGGTCCAGTAGAAGCCTTCCGGATCAAGCACCCCGATGGCAGTGCAGTTCAGGTAGAGCTTGTCAAGCTCCGTTTCACTCGGCAGGTACCAGTCGCTGTAGCCGCCCCCGTTATAGTCGCGGCAATTCTTCGCAGCACTTGCCGTATGCCCGGCTTGCGCAATGATCTTTGTCGTGTTTGCTGCACCGGTGCCAAGGTTTGCGCTGGTGCCGGTCACCGCAACATTGGTGACGTTGCTCCAGTACGCAACTGCCGCCTGATCAGCTGTAGCGACAATCAGCCCGTGCGGTGTTGAAGAGCTGTAGCCAGGGTCGCCGGAAACCTTCAGGTAGGCGCAAATCCCGCCACCATAAGCCGCCCCGACAACCGGAGCCGCAGAAGCGCTCCAAACGGTTGTCCCGTTGCAGACAATCGCCGAAAGCACCGTGCCGTTAAAGGTCACCGCTGTCACGGTTGTTCCATTGAAGGTGAGCGGCATCGGTCAGGTCGTTGTGAGCGTTAGGGTTGACCCCGAAAGCGAGGCCTTCATTCCTCCGTAGACGGTCGCCGTAGCCTTCTGTGCAGCAGCATCGGTTATGCCATAGCCGCTGAGGGTGGTCGGTTTCCCGGTTATCACACTCCACGCCATAGCGCCGGGCAGCGTGATAATGTTGCCGCTTCCGTCTTTGGTATAGAGCAGCTTGTCAGCCAGATTGACCAGCAGCTCACCGCTGTCGCACTGCGCAGTGGTCGGCACCCGCGCCGCCACAGTCGTCCGTTTCAAAAGCACCTTCGCCATCAGAAGGTACCGCCATCAACCAGACTCACGTCGAGAGTCACGAATGCATTCCCTGCACCCTTCGCCCAGCTCATGCTTGTGCCCATCCGCACAATGCCGTCAGTGCCGTCCGTTCCCCAGATATAGCCAGCCGTGCCGCCGGAAATAACCGCAACCTTCTCGTCTGTAGAACCAGCCGGTATGTTCAGAGCCGTCTTGAAGGCATCGAAGGTGATCTTCTTCTCCTTTTGACCAGTCGTCTCACTGTAATCGTGCATGATGACCAGGTCATTCACCCCGTCAATCGCCGCAAGCGTCGCCAGCGCATCAATGGCCGGAGCAACCGGAATCTTTGTCGCAGCGCCTGTTGCAATGTGCAGCGTGCCGCGGTCAAGCGTCACCATCGGTTCACCGGCATTCATCCCGGTCGTAGGCAGGGAAGCATAGTTTCCCCGTTTCAGTTTCAGAATCTGTGCCATACC